TCTCTCTATTGATTTTTTCTCTTTATCCATTTTTCTAAGAAGCCCGGTATACCCTTTCCCCGGCCGGAGGCTGGCTCCTTTCGTTTGTTCTGGTTAATCACTCATTGATCAATCCACGCCTTTGTCAACAATCTCAATGGCTCTTATATATGCGTTCATCTCTCCGAAGGCATCTTCATCATCAATAAAGCTATAACTGCTTTCTTGCTGATTAAATCATCACTCATTTTGTTCACCTGCCCTTCTGTTCCATTTTTCTGCCACTCTATATATTGCTCCACCGTCCGGTTTTCCCTGTGACATTCCATCAACTAAACTCATGGTACGGTTACCACACTCTCTACATATCACACATACACCTTCTCCAGCATGAATTGCCGGTCTGCCTCCACAGAACGGACACGGTCTTAACTCAATCTCACTCATCTTCCATTTCCTCCAAATTCTCATATGGATACCTTAATAATTGACCGCATATTATACAATGTCTATATCCGATTTCTAACTTCCCGTTACATGTCGGGCATTTATAAGGATACCGTCCTACAATCCTAATAATTTTCTTCGGCTTCTGCTTCTCCACCGCTTCCCGGCACTCTTCCACAGTTCCGATCTCCCGGTACTGCTGGATTTCTTCGAGGTCTTTGATTGCCATATCAAGTGACTCTCTCAACATCTGATACCCACTTGTTGGCATATTTGCTTTTATCGCTTCAATAGCCTCGTTTTCGTTTCTTATCAATTTCTCCGTCATGGTTATCTCCCTCCCCCTCCAATCATTTGATATATGATTCTACAAGTAACTTCCGTGCATATTTTATGCTGCTGTTGATCTGTGTCTTTTTCGGTATGGGCTTGTATTTGTTGTATACTTCGTTCCACTTTTTCCATGTGAACCCTTCCCCGACTTTCTTTACTTCCGCATACTCTTTTTCGTATTCCTCAAGCCGCTTTTTCTCCGTCTCACAGCGTGTCAAGATCTCTATAGCAAGTGTTAAATTGTCCATTAATTCTTCTCCTTTCTCACAAGCTCATTTACTATCTTTCTTTTTGCGTCCTCTATCAGCTTGATTCCTGCATTTCTGTCATATTGACTACCTTATTCATCATCTGAAAACCTGTATTCCATAAGATCCGCAAGCATCAAATACTCTTTTGCTTTCTTGCTATCTCCATGTGTTTCCTTTACTTTTTTCCGAAATTCCGCAAGCGTGCCGTAAAAGCACCCACATTTTACGCCTACTTCTCCGGTCTTTTCCCTAAAAAATGTAGTAACACGGTAGACAGATCCAAAACCTTGCGCTGTTGCATAATCCGCATTGCCGGACACCTCAGCATTGCCGGACACCTCAGAATTGCCGGACACCCATGTATTGCCGGACACCTTAGCATTGCCGGACACCTCAGCATTGCCGGACACCTTAGCATTGCCGGACACCTTAGCATTGCCGGACACCCATGCATTGCCGGACACCTTAGCATTGCCGGACACCTCAGCATTGCCGGACACCCATGTATTGCCGGACACCCATGCATTGCCGGACACCTTAGCATTGCCGGACACCTTAGCATTGCCGGACACCCATGTATTGCCGGACACCTTAGCATTGCAGGACACCCATGTATTGCCGGACACCTTAGCATTGCCGGACACCTCAGCATTGCCGGACACCCATGCATTGCCTTCTTGTGACAGATTTTCTTCTTTCTCGATGTATCCACCTAAATCTCCAATTTTTACGTTACCAAAGCTCACAAGTGCTTTGATTCTGAATAATTTCCGTCCTAATACCATCTTTGTATCTGTTGTTAATTCATATTTTTTCATTTCCTTACCTCACTTCCTAATAACTGACGTTCCAAGTCGTCCATATTGTAATTACGTTCCTGGAAATTGTTAAAATCCGTTTTCTTTCCTATTCCCGGATTCTGTTGTAAATAGCTTTCAAACTTCGGTCCAAAAAGTGTAGTAGGTCGAAGATACCCGTCCATTTTTGTACCTTGCCATTCGGATGTTTTGTTATCGACTACCTTCTTAAAATCTTCTAATTTAGCTCCCTCACGAAATCGTTCCCGGATATGCTTTCTCGATTCTAATGATGTGCTCTTGTAACTCTTCCCTGTCTTTTGATTCAGATAGTCGATGACTTCCGTATATGGTATGTCCTGCTCTTCCTCCTGATGGACTACAGGCTCTTCTTTCTTCGGCCGTCCTCCCTTTCTCCCTGCCTCTGACCGTTTCTGGCAAACCTCATCGTACTTCTCCCAGTGCCGATCAACCTGTGCCCGGATAAATCCAAAAGCCATTTGGGTGACTCCATCCATTTTCGGTAATTCCATATCTCTAGCATATTGGAATAGTGCAGTAAAAAGGATTCCCCTCTGCTCCATACTCATGCTTTCGATCTGATCCAGGTATGATGTATAGAGTATAAAACTGTCTCTCACCATACATCACTCCGTCCAAAAATTCGTATTTCTTCCGGAATTGGAACAAAGATTCTACAATTAGCCAACGTTTTTATTGACGGTTTAATACATTCGATTGTTTCTTTAGACCGATTCAGTTCTTGTTTCGTCCATATTGCAAGGAGTCTTCTATCTTCCGTTAAGTTCATATCTGGAATGAAGTAGCCTTTTCCATCCTGTAAGTTGATGATCGGCATCTTCTTTTTCGCTTCATGGAGGGCGTCCCGCATTTCTCTGTCTGTCAGATTCAGAGCGTATGCGAGTTCTGATCTTTTAACCGGATGCCAACTCCCAACCGGTATTGCTTGTAACACTTCTTCCGTCCTCACGTATCCTCCTTTCTCCCTCCGGTTTCCCGGAGGGTCCACTTCGTTATGCGTGATGTTTACAAGTGACATGTGATATATTATTATTTAGCTGTTGACAATCTCTATTTCCACTTTGATGCTCGGCACCCCGGAAGTGTACTCAAATTCATGCGTTGTATTAGCGATGTGTTCTGGATCGTCATTCGGTATCACACCGGTTCTTTGCAAAGCATCTTCGATCACCTTGTCAGCGAATGAAAAGACGTTCATTCTATCTCTTTTATTTCCTTTTTTTGGCTCCTTGAATACATAGTGCAGGATAATTGGTTTGTCAGTTTTGAACCTCTTTAACCCAATTCTGATTGCATTACAGGCTATCATTTGATATTCCTGCTTCATCCTGTTTCCGGCTTTTGGATTTTTCCCTATTTCTTTTATGTATTCATTCAGTCCAGGGAAACAATGTCCTTTATAAAATTCTCCTCTGATCTCAAAAGTAGGATTTCCCATATCGTTCCCTGAATTCCTCCCTTGTGTGGTTCTGCTCATATATTGCCTGTCCCAACATTTTAGACAGCTTCATCCTCATTCCATCTGCATGCAGTTTTCTGTGACATTCTTGGCACAGAGGAATAAGCAGTCCATCCTCGGTACCTTGTTTTCGTTTCCCGCATCCACAAATCAAATGATGCCCCTCTATGTTATACGGTTTTCCGCACATCAAGCAGTATTCCACGTGTTCGGTAACTACCGTATCTCCTTTTTCCATTAAATCTCTCCTATCAGCATGTCCGGATAAATCGGATTCTTCAGTACTTTTGTTCTCTTACACCAGTCACACATTTCACACCGGATCGGATCGATTTCGCCATCCTTGAGAGCGATGATTTTCTTCACATTCATTTCCATTCCAGATAAGCAATCATCCATCCATTCCTGCGGTATCTGAATGATTTCGATATCTGGTTCTTTTTCCTTGCTTGCGGCGGCGATGAAAAACGGAAGTTTTTCTCCGGTATTGATCCTTACGATTTCCTGATAGACGGCAGCCTGAATGTCATATCCCCAGTACCGGACAAAATCCATGAGTCCAATGTCTCTCGCATAGTGCGCCTCCCTTAGAGATTTCATCACTTTCAGGTCCGTAATGCATATTCCAGGAAGATAGCTGTCAAGTTTCACTTTCCACTTTGCCCCGAACAATTCTCCTGTAAATATCTTCTGTTTTTCCCCGCTCATGAACTTCATAAACAGTTCGTCTTTTTCAATCCTGTTTATAATTTCCTCCGCCTTCCGGTACTCTACTTTCAGCGTCCCTGATTTTGTGAAAATTTCTGGGTGCTGTGCCTGAAATATGTTAAGCATTCCTTCGAAATGAGCATCTACATAACTCCCAACCAAGAGAGACGTTGTCGTTTCCATTTCGTAGTCTCCTCTAATTTTCGCCAGTGCCTGTTCCTCACATCCCAGTCTTCCGACAGATCCGCAGAAATCCTTGTACTGCGATACGCTCAAATATTCTTCATTTGCTTCTTTGCTATAATAATTTTCCTGTGTTAAAATCATTTGAAAATCGCCTCCGTTTCTTCTGATACTTTTTCTACGATATCAAAAGGATTTTCCGCTTCTTTTTTCGGCACAGTTTCAATATCTTCTGGTTCTCCTTCTACGCAGCATCCCATAATTTCATTTGGTAAATAAATCCTACAAAAGAACGCTGCCGCACGATACGCAAGCATTTGTTGCGGCATCGTCTGCCACTTAGATGTTTCTTTTCCGTATTTGTCCGGTTTAGAATACCATCCTTCGTCTTTTGCCATTTTTATTGTGATTTTCGTTCCGACCGCTTCTTCTCCTGTTTCCTTGTATGTAGCCTTTACATAACAGCCCCATTCATCCGTACTTTCTTCTCCAACATACACAACTCTTACATTTTTAAATTCTTTTGAGGCTTTAATCATACTCATACAAGCTTGTCCGGACCATACCGGTTTTCCTTTTACTACATAAAGATTTTGCATTACCATTACAGGAGACATACCGTTCCTGTTTGCCATATCAATCGCAAGCATGCAATCCTCCGGTTTTCCTTGGTAGTTTTGCGGAACAAGCTGCGATTTTGATATTCGTTGAGCCATCTTGTACAAATTATTAAAATTTTCTCCATTAGAAAATGGGGCCGAAACATCATATTTCATTTCTTGTTTCATTAATTCGTCCATAAATGTCCTCCCTTATAACTCGATCACTGTCAAATCTTCTTCATCTGTTGTCCTTGTTGCAATAAATTGCAGGCCCTTGTCCTTGCACTTTTTGTAAAGGCTCTCTCTCATTTTCGTGGACATTTTTTCCACTCCGTCAATCAAAACGATCTGCAGTCCGTTTGGCTTCTGGATTGCAACATCAATGCAAAGATCCAGTTTTTCTCCGTCTGAAAGATTGCTGATCGGAAGTCCATTGATAAGTGGGATTCCATCTTTTACAGTCAGTCCATTGATCGGGATAGTTGCTGTTTCAAGGATTTCCCCTGGAAGCATTCTCGCTTTTTCGATTTTTCTTGTGTACTCTTCTGATTCTTCAGTAAGTTCTGCAACTTCATCCTGTAGATCCAACATTCTCTTGTACTCATTCAGATAGGATTTCATCTTTTCTGTCTGCTGTGCCTGTTCCTGCAGTTCAGAGAAGTCAATCAGGTCTTTCTCTGCAATGTCTTTGTATTCTTCCATTGCGCTGTCATACTTCGCCACATTTGCCTCATACTCTTTTTTGATCACTGCTGACTTGTCCTCTTTTTTCTCTGCAAGTCCAGACATCCTAATTTCGTTTTCTCTCAGCTGTGCTTCAAGTCTTTCCTTCTCCTTTACAAGGCGTTCCTTTTCTGCAGCAAATTCTCTGTCCAGCGCTGAAAGCTTAATTTCTTTATCTGCTTCAAACGATCTAACCTTGTTATCTCTCTGCTCAACAAACCGTTTCGCCTTTTCGATATTCTCGTTCTCTTTCCTTGCCCTCTCGATTTTCTGGTACAGTTCTCCAAGGTTCTCGTTTTCCCATTTCTTTGCGTCATATCCTTCCGGGATCTCGCTTGCAATGTCCTCGATAAAGGATTTCTTATTTCGAATATCTCTGTTGACATCCTGACGGTTTCTGTAGTAATCTCCTTTTTCTGACTGAATGTCATTTAAGATCTGGAGGATATTCTGGTCATAAGATACCCAGTCAGGAATTTCTCCGAACCAGTCTCGAATTGTCTGTAGTGACCAATCATACTGGATCATGTCCAGAATAATCGCATTCTGTTCTTTCTCAGTCTTGTCCATAAACTCGACAGGCGAAAGCTGCAACGGTGTGAAAATGTCTTTCAGAAATGTTTCCGGACTGCCAACTTCATGCCCGTTCTGTTTCACGCTTTTATAATCTGCCTGATTTGTTCTCGCTTTTCTGTTGATTCTAAGTCCGCTGTCAGTCTCGATCAGAATCTCTCCCTCTGTCTCTCCATTCCTTACGATGTATCTACGATCAGATTTATTAGTCAGTGCGTATCTAATTGCGTCGATTACGGATGATTTCCCGACTCCGTTTTGCCCAGAAAGTTCTACACTTTTACCATCACCGTTATATTCTGATATACCGAAAAGATTTTTGATTTTAATTTTTGTAATCTTGCTCATTTGCAAATCCTCCTTAAATGCGCTATACTTAACTTGATCTTTTATCCGAGTGCATATATGGGATTGCCGTCCCTATGCACTCTTTTTCATGCCCTGCAACCGGTGTCTCCGGCGCAGTTCCCGCATCTTGAGATAATGCTTCTCCCGTTCTTTCACACAGTCATGTGTTATGTATGCTACTATCATCATGTCCAGTGCGATCCCGAACGCCATAAAAAACTCTGCCGTTGAGATAATGTTCTGGCTGTAACTGTCAGCGGATCCGGCCATCACCAATACGGCAACTCCCCCGACTACTGCACAGATGTCTTTCAAGATCCGGTATTTTCGTAGTTTTCTTCTATGCATCTCCCTCACCTACCTTTTGTTTTTCATATTCCATGCTTCTCGCTTCCAGATGCTCAACAGGTACATTCAGATCTTCCGCCGCTTTGTACGGATAGAACTCGTATGTCCTTTTCTTCTTTCCACTCACTACCCGACTGTATTGATTCATGCCCCTCTTTGCCTGTTCCCGGAACGCCTGCGGTGCTATCTGGAGTATGTAAGCTGCTTTTTGGGCATTTCTTATAATCGGTTCCACTTCTCCTCCTTTTCTCGTAGTCACGACATCGAGTATTCCTGTGAGCATCTAGGCATCGATTTCTTTTCGTGCAGTAAAAACATTCTCCAAAATACTGCATACTTTACTTTCTCCGGAAAATCCATGCAAAATTTGTTACCACAAGTACGGCAAATACTACTACGCTCGCTTTATACCACCGCTTTGCATGTTCTTTAATTTCTCCTATTACTCCTGCTCCCAAATACTCTTCTGTCTTTTTCCAATCTTTTTTCATCTGTTTTCCTCCAAATTTCAAACATTTGTTCGATTACCTATTGCTATTTGCAGGAAAACTTGGTATTATATTCCTGTAAATAGCTAGGTCGGTTAGCTAGTTACACAGCCTCGGTGGTGTGCCAGCACTCCGGGGCTATTTTTTATTTTTCTGTGAGTCTGTGATATCGCGCCATTTGAATCGTCCCTTTCCCGAGTTCCTCCACTGTCCGATTCCTCTCAGATCTCCGTAATCGAGCCATTCAATAACTGCCGCCATGTCCGAATCTACCATACACTGGATTGTAAATTCGATCGCTGATCCAGCCGGAACCGTCTCACTGCTGGAAAGAGCAATTCGTTCTCCCTGTGCTGTACTCGCTCGTAAAGGTCTCTGGCAAATACCGATTTCTCCTTCAAAGAGAAATGGGATTTGTCTTTCCTTCACGAAGATCAATCCATCGATCTCTTTCTTGTATGCTTTGATTGCGCTGGATGGTGTTCCCTTAACCCTCCTCAGCATCCCACAGGAATCTTTGAAGAATCCTTTAATCTGGTAGTCCCAAAGAAACGGCGTTCCATCATCCAGTCTCGGGAATACAGTCATTGATTTCTCGAATACTTCTTCCGCTCCAAGCGCTTCCACCTCTTCTTTCCGGCTCGGTGCGTCCGGTGCATTACTTGCAATGTACTTCTCATGGATCTCTGGATCCGAACTTGCAGTCCCGAGCACCTCCTCAAAAAATTCCAATCTTACTTTCATTTCTTTCATTTCACTTTTCTCCTTTCGACTTGTTTTTTCTACGCAATCAACGCCACGCTTTTCCTTTGCATATCTAATCCACGCTTTCTAGGCCACGCCTTTCCTTCGCATTTCAACGCCTTGCTCTGCCATTGCGCCTCTAAGCCAAGCATTTCCTTTGCCACGCCCTGCTTTACTTTGCCTTGGCACGGCCACGCTATTCCTTTGCATCGCTGGGATTGGCTGTTCCTTTGCATATCTAATCCACGCTTTCTAGGTCACGCTTTTCCTTTGCATTTCATCGCTTTACTTTGCCTTAGCAAATCATCTCTTGCACTTCAATGCTATTCTCTTCCATGCCTTGCCTTCCCTTCGCAGTTCTTCGCCAAGCCAAGCCGTTCTTTGCCTCTCCATTGCCATTCAACGCACAGCCATTCCCTGCCTTGCCGTTCCTTTGCACCTCAAAGGTTAGCTACGCTTTGCCATCGCAAAAACCAAATGCTTTTTTTGCTTTTTCTTTTTTATATTTTTCTTTTTACATAATCAATAACTATATGTCTTATATAATCTAAAGCTTTAGGTATATATATAATTAATTAAATATATAAATA